TATTCCTGAATTTACTGTTTCTTTTGATTTTACATACCTTTCAGGATTTACGATGAAAGAATCTCATCGACCAAATGGAACAGATGCTAGAATTTCTGAAATTTTAGATGTTATGTATGACACTAATATAGCTAAAACCTTAGCAGCTAAAGATATAATTAGCTTTAGATACGTTGTAGATACGTTCTCCGGACAAATCTTACCTAACTCTAAATACCAATTAAGTAAATTGGCTAAGAATAGACAACAAGCTATGGCTTTAATAAATGCACCTTCTATAGCTCAATTCAGAAATAGCACGGATCCTAGATTTACAGATGCTCCTACGGCGGTAAATCCTTTCCCTGCTCTTAAAACTAAATATATAGCAGACGGAGGAAATTTATCTTTAAATCCTTCTTATACATTTAGTTTACCTACCGAAGATGATGGATCTAAATTCTGTGGATTCTTCTCTCCTTATATTACAGTAAGAGAGTCTAATAGAAATATAAGTGTCCCACCTGCAGCTTTCGTTTCTAATAATTACGTTAGAAAATTTGCATCCGGCGAACCTTATTCTATAGTTGCAGGACAAAAGAGAGGAGTCCTTTCGGGAGCTTCTATAGTAGGAGTAGAATATGATTTTACCGATGAGGATAGAGGAAATTTAGAGCCCTTCGGAATAAATCCTATAATAAAAAGAACAGGGGTGGGTGTTGTTATATTCGGTAACCAAACCGCATATCAAACCGTAAATTCTGCATTTAATTTACTTCATGTAAGAGATTTATTAATTTCGGTAGAAACTGATGTTCAGACTATCCTTTCTAACTATCTATTTGATTTTAATGAAGATTCAATCCGATTAGAGATTAAAACATTAGTAGATAACTATTTAGATGGGGTTCAATCCGGAGGAGGGATTTATGCTTATCAAACTATTATGGATACTTCTAACAATACACCAGAAATCATAGATATGAATATGGGTATTATAGATATTATTATAGAACCAGCTAGAGGAATACAGAAATTTATAAACAGAATTACTGTTACTAGAACTGGGGGTATTGCTTCTGGAGGATTTACTCAATTTGTTTAATTGAGTAATTTTTTATATTTTTTAGAAAATAGATAAATATACTAAAAAAACACTATGGCAGGATTACCACATTTTTCTAACTCCCAGGCTTCTTTAAATAAATATGAGCCGGTATATCTTAACCAGTTTGAGGCACAAATAACTTGTCCCCCGGGGGTAGGAGGAGGAAATCTTCTTATAGAGCACGTAACAAAAGTTAGTGGTTTAGCTGTAGATAAAAGCCCAGGATTAGCTACTCAAAAATATAAATTCGCAAAAAGGAATTATGCTGGAGCTAAACCTTCAGAAACTACTATGAACGTTAGTATTTCATTTACGGTCAACCTAAACGATGCTAACTCTATGTATATCTTTAAAACCCTTAGACAATGGTCAGATTTGATCTACAATCCTTTAACAGGAGCTATGGGGCTTAAAAAAGACTATACAGGAAATATTTTAATATCTATCTTTAATAAACAAGGAGATGTTTATAGAAGAATTAATTGTAGAGATGTTTTTCCTTTAAAAGCTCTTCCTGAAATGGGATTGAATTACACTGACGAAACGATATACACAGTTAATGATATGGAATTTGCTGTTGATTATTGGGATGATTTATTTTTATAATTTTTAATTAATATGGCCGGACTTCCACATTTTAGTAATTCTACTGCTTCTAGGCTTAACTATGAACCTGTTTATCTTAACCAATTTGAGGTTATAATAAATCCTCCTGCAGGAATACCTCTTGCTGCTCAAAGATTCAAAGGAGAAGGAATTTTAGCTCAAGGAGTAAAAAGTATTTCAGGGTTAGCTGTTGATATTGCTCCTTCTGCAACTATAGATCAAAATTATAAATTTGCTACCAGAAGATATGCTGGGGGAGAACCTTCAACCACGGATATGACAGTATCTATGGAGTTTGAGGTTAATTTAAATCCTGAAAGTAATTCCATGGAAGTTTATAAAATTCTTAGACAATGGTCAGATTTAATCTATAATCCACTTACTGGAGCTATGGGACTTAAAAAAGATTATGTGGGATCTATGGTTATATCAATATTCAATAAAAGAGGAGACGTATTTAGAAGAGTTTCTATACCTTCGTGTTTTCCTTCTGAAGCTATTCCTGCAATGGATTTAGATTATGAGCAAGCAAACAATTATAGTATATCCCTTTCATGGATATGCGATTACTGGACAGACACATTTTTATAAGATTCGAAATATTTTTGAAAAAAGAGACATAAATTTGTCTCTTTTTTTGTGTTTTGTTATATAATATAAATAAAGAAAATTATGGACAATTTACTAGGAATATCTCCAGAAGAATTACTAAGGAGTAAAGAATTAGCAGGGGGATTGGAATACGACCCCATTCCTTCCCACGAAACCCCAGCAGAAACTACTTCGGGTATTTCTACGGAAATCATTGAAAAAGAGGAAACGAGAATGACCTTTCCTGCAAATGTTGAAGGTTCGGAAGAATTTAACGAAGCAAATAAACAAATTAGGGAGGAAATAAAAGAAGTATCACATTCTGTAAATTCCCCAAATAGAGAACAATATATTACCCCCAAAGAAGAAACGAAAGATGCTGTTTTTGAAATCCATTGGAAAAATTTACCTATACACCTTCTTCCTTCTAAAGGTTTGTTTTACCCGGAAGGAACCCGAATGGCGATAAGACCTTGCGATGTTAAAGAAATAAGACATTTTTCTACTATAGACGAAGACGATTCGTTAGATATAGAAAGAAAGCTTTCTTTTATTTTGGAAAGATGTCTTAGGATAGATTTTCCTGGGATAGGTGTTGTTAGCTACAAAGACCTTAAACAGGAAGATAGATTTTATATAATAATGGCAATTAGGGATCTTACTTTCCTAAGAGGAGAAAACTCTTTAATGCTTATTCCTAATAAAAAATGTAAAAACACAAAAGATTGCAGAACCGTAGAGGGATTTGAATTAAGATCCGGTAATCTTTCTTCTTATGAATTAGAAGAAGAAATACTTAAAAGATACAATCCCGAAACCCGATCTTTTATATTTACACTAAAAAATGAAAATAGATCATTTGAAGTTTTTGTTCCTAGTATAGGGATAACACAAGTTCTTTCTGATTTTGCTACTATATGTGCAAAAAGAAATATAGAAATAGAAGATGGATTTTTAGAAATAGCTCCTTTTATTATACCAGAATGGAGGGGTTTAACTTTTGATTCGGTTTTAAATATAATGAAAAGAACTTCTGTCGAATGGAACAATAAAGAATACAGTCTTCTATATCAATTATCGGAAAGAATAAAAATAGGAACTAAAACAGAAGCAAAGCAAAAATGTCAAGTTTGCGGTGAAGGGGAGGTCACCGCCGAAATTACCTTTCCCGGAGGGATCAGATCTCTTTTCCTTATTTCAGATATCTTTAGAGAACTACTTTGATATAAAATTTAGACTGTGGAGAGAGCAAGGGATGGATTTATCTTACATAGAAGATCTTCCTTTTTATGAATACCAATTATGGATTGAAAAAATAAATCAATCTATCGAGATGGAATCTCAAGAAGATATGGAATCTAAAGGGTTTAAACAAGTCTTTAACCTTAAGAAATAGATAATTACATTTCTTGATATATAGATCATGGATCTTAATAAAAAACTAATAGACCAATTATCCGATCTTAGCAGGAATATAAAATCTTTAACCTCCGAAGTAAAAGAAAATAAACCTGCTGTTTCGGCAGAATCGACTAAAAAAGAATCTACCGAAAAGACTAATTCTGTCGAGGAAGAGAATAAAAAATTTCTAAAATCCTTAGAGGAAATATTCAAAAAAGGGGTATCCGAAATTACCAAATCCAATACGGAATCAAAAGGAATTTTAAAGGATGCTATGGGTTCTATAAATTCAAAAGGAATAGAATCTGCATTAAGTGCTATAGCTCCTCTTAAAAATAAGGGGGTTCAAGAGATCGCTTCAAACGTAAAACTACCTAAGGAAGTTACCAAAGTTTGCTGACGGGGGGACTATGAAAAAAGACGGTCTTGCTGTTGTAGGAGAAAAAGGACCAGAGGTAGTTAAATTGGACAAAGGGGATAAAGTAATCTCAAATCAAAAATCTAAAAGCAGGGATGAAATTGAAGCTGAATTACTTGCTATGGAGCTGGAAGAAAGGGACCGGGAAATGGATAAGTTTAGGAGGGATACTAGAATCAATCCGGATAGTTCTACAATGAAGACTGCAGACCAAACTCTTTCCCCTCCTGCTAAGATAAAATTAACGGAAAATTCTACTTTGGAAGAAGTTAAAGCAAAATTAATGCAAGAAGACCCAGATTGGTATTCGAATCATCCGGAGGATCTAGAAGAAGAAGCACAATATGAATTTGAAAATTTAAAACAAAAATACGAAACTTTTACTTTAGAAGATATAAAAAAATTAGGAACCCCAGTAAGTACTCCTACTCCTGCATCTCCTTCTGCCGAAGAGAAAAAAGAGCCCTCAAAAAAAGAAAAAAGAAAAGAAGCTAAAAAATTAAAAAAAGAGGAAGACCTATTAAAAAAATCTCAGAAAAAAGAAGAAAAATTAAAAGAAAAAGATTTAAAAGAAGGAGAGGAAAAAGAGGAAGAGGGAGAAGAAAAAAAGGGACCCAGTTTAATGGACAAAGGAAAAAGCTTCTTAAAAGAAAAAGGAGTATTGGATAAAGGAAAAAATCTCCTTTTATCCCAAGGAAAAAATCTCCTTTCCGGGAAAACCCCAATGGGGGATTTACTTAAAGACCCTTCTTCTCTATTAGGAGATAAAAGTCAATTATTAGGAAAAGGAATCGGAGCTGCAACTTCTCTACTTTCTAACAAGGGATTAAGAGAAAAGGGAATGGAAAAATTAAAAGGATTAAAAAATAAAAAAGAGGAAGAAAAAACTTCTTCTAATATATCTACCGAATCCCCAGAGCTTAAAAAACCTAAACCCGAATCTAAATCTAATGAAGGAATTAAAAAAGAAGAGGAAAAAAAAGAAATACAAAAAAACATAGAAGAATCTAAAAAAGAAGTTAAATCTCCAACTCCCGAAAAAGAATCCCCCAAAGAAGAACCAAAAAAATCAAAATCTGTATCTTCTAAAAAAGAATCGGAGGGATTAAAGTCTTCTGATATAGATGATATAAAATCTCTTTTGGGAAAAATAGCTTCTTTATTGGAAGGACCTCTTTCTATAGAATCTATGGATTCCCCATTTAGACCCGATTCTAGAAGATTTTAATATTTTAAAGATTCTAATTTTTTTATTACGTAAAAATTCATATATTTATTCCGTATGAATAAAAACTACGAAGAGAATATTAGTGAAGACCCAATATGTAATTATTTAAAAAATAATTCCGAGTTAATTTACCTAGAATATTATGCCATTAAAAAAGATTCTATAGAATTTAAAATAGATAAAGAATCTAAAGAGACTAAATCCGATCTTATATATTTAAAAATGGCTAGTGTGTGGGGATCTTCTTCCCACTGTAAAAGAATGAAAGTTGGATGTCTAGTAGTTAAAGACAAATCTATAATATCTGATGGGTATAATGGGC